GTTGGGGTTCCAGTAGCCGTGGCAGTTGCAGTACCAATGCCAAGGATTTTCTTTTCAGCATCGGTTAGTGTTTGACCTGATGTAAGTTTTTGTAGAGCTGCTGCTGATTCGCTTAATGGAACGCTTGCTGTTCCTACATTTGCTCCTGCACCAGTTACTGTTGGGCCATATGGATTTGATGCTGTTTGTGGCTGAGTAATCTTTACGGCAGTATTATTAAAGAGAACCGTTGTTCCAGCCTCTGCTCTTTTTGCAAGAGTCGGGTTATCAGCAAGGATCTGTGCAACAGTAGTTCCATTTGCCTTAGCAATACCAGAAAGGGTATCGCCACTCTTAGCTCTTACTATTTCTGCCATCCTATAGTCCTAACATATCTTTGAGTTGCAATGTAATGGTGTCTGCTTTATTACGAGCATTAGCCGTGTACTGCCAACGATTGTCCTTATAGAGACCTTGTTCAAACATCCATAAAGGAACTGTTTCGTATGAAGTTGTATTGCCTTTTGCATCGGCAATAGCCTTGCCTTGCATAGCCCTACGGATTGTCGGATCCTCAAGATCAAGACCACCTTCAGGGATTTCAAGGATACGAACCATCGCTTGGATGTATGGGCTGGCAATAGCCAACGGAGATTCTCCATTGAGGATTCGATCACGGAATGCAGGGAAGGCAGCAATCGCCTGTTGACGAAGGTTCTCATCAATCTGCTCGTTGTTCGAGTCTCCAAGGAAGACATTCTTAGCCAAGTTAGATGCAGCTTCATCAGTAATAGATAGACCATACTGACGATACTTAGTAGTAATCATCAACTTATTAGCATTGAGTTGCTGTTGAACCTGTGGCTGAGAAAGGTATTTATCAGTTCTACGAAGTTGCTTAGTGAAGTCTGCAATGTTCGAAGACTTAGTAAGCAATGTCTGGAATAACTGGTCATTGACTGAGAACTGTGATACTGCAACATTGAAGTTCTCACGATAAATCTGGATGTAGTCAGATGCTGCTTGATTGAAATCAAGACCAGCCTTCATTGCTCGGGCAATGTCTGGCTTGGTTGTCTCTAACTGGAACTTGTCAATAGCAAGAAGACGGATCTGGTATTGAACCTCTTCACGATCTTTGACTTTAGCCAAGATCTGATCTCTAAACTGAGTCTCTTGATCTGAACTAAGAGTAAGTCCATTAGCCAATGCATAGCCACCGATGGTTGCTTTGACTCTCTGGTTTACATCTGTATACCAAGCGGTATTACGAAGATAGCCTTCAACATTGGTTGGGCTTTCGTTTGCTTTAGCAAACTTAATAAGATCGTTATAGATCTTTGGATAGTTAATCTTGAAATACTCTAGGAGATACTTCGATCCATAAGTTCCAAGAGCTTCTTCCTGCTTGGCAGTAAGTCCAGTACCAGTATCTTCGGCTGCTGTGGCAACTACACCGTTGGTGTATTTCTTACCATTGTAAGAACCAGTAAATGGTTTGTTATTAAGAGTAAGTGGATCTGCTGCGGTTCCAGTTCCCTTATAGGTTTTATCTCCAGCAGTCTTATTGGTCTTCTTACCATCTGGATTGACTACTGTCTCATTGGTAACTGTCTGGTCACCGGCAACCGTTGGATTGATAATGTTCTGTCCACCAAATGGTCGATCAGCAATGTTAACACCACCAACATTAGCCGTTGGAGTAGGAGTTGGAGTCGGCTGAAGTTTCTTAATCTCAGCATCAATGTCAACAGTTGACTTACCCTGATCGACTAAACGCTGTCTCTTATCCTGCAAAGACTTAAGTTTATCAGCAGTCTTCTTATCGGTTTCTGCTTTCTTACTTGCAGACTTCATATCTGCAATCTTCTTCTCAAGATCAGCAATAGCCTTCTTGGTTATATCAAAGGTCTTCTTTGCTTTCTTGTATGCATCAGATCCAACCTTGGATCAATCCATAGCCATAATGGCTTGACCGTAAGCAACACGATTCTGATATAACTGTTGTTCTAGTTCACTAAGATTCTCAGCCATTAGAACTCACATGCCAGTCTGCCAATGATGTCTCCGTATCCGTTAAGTCTCTTATCGACTGCTTCAGCCTCAAGAGTTGGATTAGCCATGACGGCTTCTTCGATAACCTGTTGAGTTCCTACAGCATTCAAACCACCAGTAGTGGTTGAGGTATAAACACCCGGTGCTGTCTGAGTCTGTGTAGTAACAGTTGGACTTTCCTTCTCAGCAGCGTTCAATGCTTGAACCAACATCTTTGTTTCCTTAGATGATGGGTCACGACCGAGGATGGCACGAAGTCCATTCTGTACGATTCCACGAGCTGCTGCTGGATCAGAGATGTTGTAAGAGATATTCTTAGTTGGGCCTTGCTGACCACGAGCTGCCTCACCAGAGGCAATCATCTTTAGCATCTCTTGGTATGTCATACCACCAGCAGAGTTAGCCTCTGCAAGAAGATCTCTAAATGCTTCTGTATCTTTCTGGCTCCAGTATGCTGTCTGGAAATCATTCTTACTCAGGAAGTTACCCTGCACCATAAGTGCTTTGATTTGATTCTGATCGGCAACTGTAAGGAAGTCTGTGTTCTTGATAAGCATTGCTTCTTGGTTAGTTGCTGTATAAAGGGCTTGATAGATCTTGCCAGTTACATCAACTTTCTTGCCAGTCTTTGGATCGGTGTAAGTAACGCCGGGTCTAAATACATTCGTACCCTTTGCAGGGAATGCAGATGCACCAGCATATGGGTTTGCTCCGACAGCAGGTGCTTGAATGACAGGAGCATTAGAGTTAGGTATCGTGGGCTGTGGATCGATGGAATCTGGGATTCCGTCTTTATCTGTATCTGCCATTAACTATTTCCTGTCTCGGTAGCAAACACACGCCAGTACATTACAGAGAACTCTGGGTGTTCTGCGATAACTTGATAAGCCGATTGATTCAGCCAGTCAGCCACATTGGCTACTGACTTACCAGTTAGAGTCTTGAAACCTGCTTGTGCAACAGAGTCCAAAGCTGCTTGACGATAAAGCAAGAACTTAGCCAAGCCCTTACCTGCTTCGGTCTCTGCAAACTTTGGATTATCCAATGCAGCAACAACTTCCTTGACAAGTGTCTCACGAGGTACACCTGCTGCTCGGAAGTCTGGCTGTCCACCAAACTCATCATCGAGGGCTGACTTCATGGTTAGGTAAACCTGATTAGCCATCTTAGGATCTGCACCTTGCTGAACAGCAGTTGTCATATCCTGTTGGAGTTTAGCCTTACGAGCCGTGTAAACATATCGAGCCGCTTCCATCTGCATTTCAGCAGGAGTTAAGCGGAAGCGTTGACCACGCTGTTCTTGCCACTTGGCATACTCTTGTGAGTATTGTCCACCGGGGAAGAAGAGGGCAAACGCATTTGGGAACTGGTTGGCATCGCCACGGTTTTCTGTATAGAACTTCCATGCATCATCCGTTGGTGTAATACCACCACGAGTTCCTGAAACAAGAGCTGCTAAAGCGTTGTAGCCATACTTATCTGCCCACTTAGCAACTGCCAACTCATATGAGTCTGGGTTGTTTGCTCTGATCTGTACGAAGTCATTGAACATTAATGCCTGTACATGGAACTCACCATTCTTGTCTTTAGCAAGAATCTGTGGAGAGATAGATCCGGGAGATAGGTTCTGGGTAATACCACGCCATAAAGCAAGGACTCGGTTGACTCGACCAGCATCCTCAAGCAACTTAGCCTGAGCCTGACCATCAAGTGGGAAGTCTCCATACTGACTAGTAGATGCAAGGTATGCCATCAATGGTCGCAAGGTAGAGACATTCTTTGCCTCATAGGAGTCCATACCAAGGCCGTAGAGGATACGAGATGCCCATGCTGGGGTAAAAGTCTCAACAAGACCTGTCTTACCCTCTGGGGCTCCGAATGGATAGATGATGTCTCGGAGTTGATCGGCAATCCAGCCGTTCTGATCCTTGATATATCGACCCAATGAAAGTTGGATAGCAGGGCCTACACCCGGCAATAGTTCGTTAGAGAACGCAAGGTTCAACGATGGGATAGAAAGAGATACCGGCATACCCGGAACTTTCTCACCTGTAACTGTACCAAGCATTGCACCAAGAATGTTGCCAGCAAGTGGCATAACAAATCTTGGATCTCCATAGGTTGGATCCTTATAGATAAATCCTTGTGATGGATCTGACCAGTTAGAGTTTGACCATTCGTAAAGAACGCCAGTCTCTGGCTGAGTTAGATATTCAAAAGCATTTGCCGCTTTGTATGTACGAGCCTTACCTTGTAGACGGAATGTGTTAGCAACATCCTTGCTAATCAACTTACTCCATACACCAATGGTGTTTGCCCATGCTTGGATAAACGGTGCAACCAAACGGAACTGAGCTGCATACTGCTTCTGGCGAGTAGCATCATAATAAAGTTTACGAACTTGGTCTGCACCATACCGCATACCAATAGAATCAAGGTCAGCCTTGCTTAGTCCTCGATCATCAAGAGTCTTGATTGCCTCACGCATACGAACCAATGCTGGGTTAGTAGTACCAGCCTTGATACCAAGAACCTTGATATCACGAAGTTCCTTCTCGGCAACAGCAAGAATCTCTTCTGCATCTGCCTTATTGAGAAGGTTAAAGTTCTCTGCGATTCCGTTCCAGTATTGCTGTTGGAACTCTGGGCCTAATGCTCCACGCTTTTCCAACTGTGCAGATACTCTAAAGAACCAGTTTGCACCCTTATCCCATTGACCACGAAGTGATGCAACGGCACGAAGATCATCGGCAGGAAGTTTCAACTGACCGATTGCATTTGATACATCGGTAGTCTGGCGATAGTCTTTAAGAATACGAGATAGCCATACATCCTTAGCAGTAATACCTTTAGGATCAAACTTCTGTACATTTCCAGCAATATCACGCATTTGATTGCCGGCAATAAAGTCACGGATCTCTTGGCGGCCACCTGAAAGATTGTCAATACCTTTGGTTATTGTACTAAAATATGCAGCCATTGCTTGTTTAGCAACATCTTCATTTGCACTTAGCATCAAGGCACGATTGGTTTCATCTACCTTGGCAATCTGTTCACGAAGCAAACGACCTTGCTTTGTCTCGAACATGAAGTCAACAATGATCTTGTCGTAGTCACGAGATAGGTCATAACCTTGTGCTTGCTTACGAGCAATGAACTCTGGTGCTTCTGCAAACCATGGCTTGAGTTTGCCACCGGGTTGACGAAGACCACCTGTGAGTCCACCTGCTGCTAGACGAGCAAGAGATGACTCACGGTACTGAAGCAAAGCTCCAGCCCATGCACGATTAAATCCTTTTTCAGTAGAGTCAATAAATCTCATACCAGTACGAAGTGCTTGAGACATCGACATGGTTCCTTGACCGACACCCATACCAATACCACGAGTCATCATCGCTGCATATTGGTCTGCATCGGAAAGCAATGCACCCTTGAATCCAGAGACATCTACCTCTTTAGTAAGTTCATCGAATCGTGTTCCAAGTGCTGTTCGATCAAATCGAGAGAACTGGCTAAGGAACTTCTGTGACCTATTACCTGCTGGGTTACCAAGCATCATGCCGATAAACTGCAATGGATGGTTGAACAATGTCGAAGATCCACCAAGGTATGCACGAACCTGCATATCACCGATGTTACGGATGATATACGAGACACGATAGACAAGAACTGTCTGCTTGAAGAATGAATCGAATAGATCGGTGGTTACTGCTCGGAACTGTTGGGCAGATGCGTTCCTTGAGAGGAATCGAGTCTTTCCGGTAATCTGCCTAAAGGCATCGAGGTCAGGCCACTTAACAAAGTTTGCAAGCTGAGAATCGAGTAAGGGGTCAAGAGACGAGAGCTTAAGTTTTTGACCATCGATGATGTGTTCAGCACCTGATGCTGTGTTCCCATCAACTTGAGCCATAAACCTTCGGTTAGCATCTTGCTCTTTCTTAAATACTCGTGCTGCATCATCGAGAAGTTTCAACTGTTCCTCTGTAAGGTTGGGTGCCTTCTCTTTGACTAATGATTTGATTGTGTCAATAAAGATATTAAAGCGTTCTGTGGATGTAGTCGCAGACATCATTGCCTTGACTGAATCCTTTTGTAACTTTGGAGAAGCCTTAAGGAATGGCAAGGTGTCACTCATCTGACGAACAAGTTCATCAACATCATCAAGATGGATTAAGTTCTTTGTAGGTGCAAAGCGACCCAGAGGACTGTCCTTGATTGCCTTATAGCCCTTGGCTGTAGCATCGAGGAAGAACTTCTCAAAGGCTGCATGATGCAACTTGAGTGACTGCGGTGCAAAGATTCCAGACTTGAACTCCAATGCACGAGCCTCTGATGCAAGACCAAGACGAGTACCTGTAGAGATATCAAGTCCTGCTTCACGAGCAAGGATCTGAATAACTTCAACTTCAGTTGTAGCAGCAGCCAAACGCTTGGCTGTATCTACAGTAATGTCTTTGTTGAATGCTCTCCATACATCATAGAAATCTTCTGGGCCGTAGTGAACGGCAACCATCTTGGCAACATTCTGACCTAATGGGCCAAAGAATGCTTTTGCTGCTTGCTGATAGTTAAGGATTGACTTCTCACCAATGTTGAGCAAACCAAACTCTGCTTCTAATGCAAGTCGTTCTGCACCCTTGGTCTCAGTAATCTTTTCAAGCAAAGCCTTCTGATCCTTAACTCGATCTTCAACCATCTTGAGGTTGTCAAGGTATGCCTTATTAGCCTTGGAGTATTCATCGTTAAGTAAAACCTTAACCTTCTCGACCTCTGCAAGTTGTGTATCGAGTTGTGCAATCTGCTCCATAACACCAAGACGAGGAGCTGCTGCACCACGAGTCATGCCTTCAACCTGCTGGGTAATACCCATACGAGTTGTGAATGCTTGCATTCCAAAGTCACGAACATCTGGAGATGCAATAGCATCGGTTTGAAGACGAGCAAAGTCTCTTAGTCTGGCTTCGAATGGATCTACTGTCCGTGGGAAGTAAGCAAAGCCACCACCACCGACACCACGAGTGGCACCGACATTACTAAAGCCTTGGATTCCTGATCTCTCATAAGCCAGATATAGTGAATCTACTATACCTGCTTTTTGTGCTGCTGATACAAGATCAGCATGAGTTGCACCCGGAGTATCAATAACATCAAGAACATTCTGTAGTTTGGCTTCTTGAACACCTGCTGCTGTTCCAATATCAATCAGATTAGATCCGATTTCATTAGATAATCTTGCAGCTTGTGGAGTATCAGATGCTTTAATGAACTGAGTCCACTTGATAAGTTGTGGCTTCTGTTTTGCAGCAACACGAACAACAACATCAACACCATCACGGATACCTTGAGTTGGTGTTCTGCCACCCTTCTTAAGAGCTGCTTCTTCTATCGTGTGGATAAGACCCGGTGCTAACTGCTCTTGACGAACAAGAGTTTCAGCAGACTGAGTTACTACATCAAAACCTTTATCAAGGACAGCCTGTACATCTGCTGCACGACCGGCATTATTAAGTCCAAGGCGGAACTGAATAAGTTCTTCTGCCTTACGCTTTTCGCCGACAAGTCCTTCTGATCGAGTAGTTTCAGATTTGAGTGCTGAGAAAAGATCATTACGCTTGGTAGCAAGTTCTCCGTATGTAGCATCGAGAATATCGCTTTCCCATTTAGCTGCATAAGTTAGATCACGATTACGAGATATTTCTGGAAGAAGTGCTTGGTAATCATCTTGTAGTTTGATGAGGTCACCCTCAAGCATCTTGAGATTACCTGATGCGGCTCTACCACTTGCACGAATCTCTGCAAGTTTAGGTGCCATCTCTTCGGCTTCTTGTATAACAGCCTTGATTGGTGCCTTCTTTGCTTCGGCTGCACGAGCCGCAGCCTTCGGGCCAACACGAAGAGTTACACCAAACTTACCTGCTTCTTTACCAATCTTGAGTAATCCAACGCCGGGAACATAGGTCAATGGATCTGCTGCAAGGTTGAGAACGAAACCAGATACTGCTTGGAATGTACGAGCCGCTTTAGTTTCAGGATCGTCAAAGAGTGCTTGTGTAAGTCCTGTGGAATAAGTCCAAGGAACTCCACCCTTCATGGTTGGGCCAGCAGCAATCTTTGCCTGAAGCAAAGCCTTACCTACTTCGGAGTTATGATCCGTACCCAAGAAGCCTGTACCGACATCGATACGACCAGTCTTGAAAAGTTGATTGAGTGCCTGACCTGTTTGGGTCTCATCAAAAGTATTAGCAAATGGCTTTCCTGCTACAGCATTACGAACACTTGCTTCTAGTAGTTCGAATGGTGTGGAAAGCAACATGAATGCGGTACGAGTAAGTGGTGCAAGGAAGTCAGCAGGGGAACCTTTTGCCACCTTGTTCTGTTCACGCAACTTAGCAGCAGCAGCTTTAGCAGCCTCACGCTGTTGATCGATGAATGCTTGTCCATCCATTGTTGCGGCTGCTGTTGCTGTCTGTCCGTATGGCGTGGCACCAGACTTGGCTAAACCAAGAACGACACCAGCAGATGCATTTGGGTAGGCTTTCGCCATACCTGCAACTTGCTGTGCAAACGCTGGGTTGAGGAATCTACCTTCAGCTTGTCGTCTATAAGTATCGTATTCAGGAGTACCCGGTAGCGGAATGTTTCCAACTACACTTGGTAGCTTACCTGCCGATTTAATGCCACCAAGTTCTGCCATTAAGCACGACCTTCGGCCTTAACTCGCATGGCAAGTCTTGTGAGATCTGGATCTGGATATAGTTCAGCCAGAGATAAAATCAGTTGTGCAGTTTCATCAACTGCTTTAGGAACAAATGGCAACGCTTCTCTACCACGACCTTCACCAAATCCTGCACCATCTGTGATAGGAACATCTTTGTTTGGGTTAGGTGTATTAAAGTTAAGAGTTGGTTTAGGTGCTGGCATAGTGTTAGCAACAGCATTCATCTGCTCGGCAGACATTTCAGAGGCTGCAAGGTTTACACCCGGTGCAGTTTGGAAAGCCATATTTTCTTGACCTTCGCCATATGCCCCACCCGGGATGTACTGAGCTGCTTGTCTTCCTGTGTACTCAGCCATCTTTCTTAGCCTCCATTTTTTCAATATCCTTAGAGATGTTCTCCCACATATATCGCTTCTTGGCTTCGTTAACCGAATGCGAATATACAATCTTTGAGATCAGAGAGAAGAACTCTGTAAACGAAACGCTTATGTTGTAAAGCAACGCAGATACTGCGTATAGGAAATCTATTTTCTTAGCAGGTCGAGCTAATGGAAAGATGTCGTCAAGCTCATCGAACTCTTCTTCTTGAGCCATTAGCCCGACCTCCTAATGTTGTTACTTAACTTTCTTGCCGCCAGCAGATGCTGGTTTGCCAGTTTCGCCGAGTTTCTGCATTGCAGACTTACCCTTTGCAGATCCTTTTGGCTTGATTGGGCCTTTTACCGGAGCTGGGGCGACTTTGCCTTTCTTGGTTCCGAACATATGTTCCTCCTGTTGGATTAAGCAGCCCCAGTTAGGGCAGCTAATAGTTGTGACATTTGTGGTGTTCCGCCTTGTGCTAAGTCGGTTCGCCGTGAGAACTGACCGGGGCCAGCCACCATTTGGGAGCCAGCGGCCGGGGCCGCTCCCGGAACCATACCCATAGGTAATGGTTGCGAAGCACCGGGGGCCATCGCAGTCGCCGCTGGCTGTTCTATAGGAGCAAAGGCTTTCGCCACTATTTGCTCCAAAGTTTCACCCTTTTGACGACCGTTAATGATGTCAGCAATACGCTTGACAGCTTCTGTTGGATCGCCACCTTGGGTTGCAAGCATTGGAATAGCCGTTGCATATTGCGATACGGCGTTGCGTAATGAGTCACGGAGATCTTCGATATCAATGCGTTGCTCTTCTTGAGTTACATTGATGGAGAATGGAAGGTTACGGCGTAGGAAGTCACGACTGATAAGTTTGTCGCCACGAAGTTGTAAGCCGAAGATGGCTGCACGATTAGGATCGAGTCCAGCCATGAGACCATACTGAACATCTACGGTGTAATCACCCTTGATGTCACGAGATGGTGTGTATGTAAGTTCGTAAGGTGTTCCGTCATCTGTACCACGGATCATCTTTCGTTCATTGCCAAAGACTTTTTCATCAACTTCGAATGCAATACCGATAAGGTTGATTAGGAATCTGGCGAATACTGCTTGTGCTGCTTTAACTTGTGAATCAAATCCACCCATAAGAGCCTGTACACCACGACCAGTAACGATAGATGCATCGATCTGACCTGTACGACCCTCTGGATAACGAGATCCCATACGGAGTTCTCGTTCAAGACTTGATGATTCTGCAAATACTCCACCCGGAAGTTCGATAGGAACTCGGCGGATTCTCTCAGGAGTGTTAGAACGAAGCAATGCATCAGGGCCAAGAGCAAACTCTTGGACATCTGGTGGGATAGCAATCGGTGCTTCTACTGATTTCTTGGCTGCTTCGAGTTGTAGAAGTGCAAAACGAGCCTTAGCCATCTGTACAGGAAGCACATCATCGAACTGTCCACGAGTCTGTCCATCGACAGTTGGGCGTTCTGCAATGTCTACAAGTACTTTACCGATGACATTCGGGGTATTTGTCAATACTAGGTTGTCAAGATCAGGGATAAAGATCATGTCCTGATACTTATCGTGATAGTGCATCACGGTAATCATGGCACTTTGACCACGATACTTCTGGCGAATCTTGTTTGTATGCTCTGGATACTGGTAGATAACGGTCTCTGTATCCATAACAAGGGTACGAGATACACAGGTTATGTTGCCAAAACGATCCTTATCGTAGTAAAGACCGAATGGATCGAGCAGTCTTACTCGTGGATTGTTGGTTTCAAAGTCGATATCGACAATACCAGCACAGAATCCATAGGTGTAATACCAATCTGCACCTGCATACATCTGGAGTTGAAGATCTGATTTATTGGCGTAATGGTTGGCGATGCGTGTACGGATATCTGCCTTCTTACGAGCAGCATCGGATGCCATGTTGGATGAAGAGCAGTTAATCGATGGAAGAGGAGCCGTAACTTCTGCGAGGTCACGAGCTGCGATATCAATCATATTTGCGATGAGTGGCTTCGGATACTCATCAGAGAACTGACCGAAGAAGACATCCTGCATTCTGCCTTGGCGTACAGCAAGTACATCAGCCATACGGCGATCACGATCCATGTTACGGTTCTTAAGCCGTGTGACCTTTGCTGCTACTTCCTGTGGAGTAAGCATTTAATCTCCTTTAACCGATTCTCCGACTAGCAGCCCATTCGTCAAGGTTTACAACCATTTGACGGTTCTGGTCTGATCTAGTCAAAAACTCATTTCTCATAAACTTTCCACCATAGTCACCGAACTGGCAGATTTCTCTGGCTCGGATCTCGCAGAACCAAAGAGCCATAACTAAGTCGGTTTTGTTCTTTGTCTCTGGCGACCAAGTGACAAGTTGATCGATTAGTAATCTGATTCCCTCATGTCGATCTGACGGAAGATGTATCAGGTTATCTCTGCGATGCTTACCCTGTGAATCGGCAGATCCAAAGAGGGTAGACATAGCTGCCACACCGAAGCCGACATCCCACTTATTGCGAGATGTTGTATGTTCCCGGAGCATCACTCCACGGTTGGCTAACCACATCCGTAGATTCTCATCCTGTGTCAGGTAGCCCTGAAAAGCGTTACGCTCAACCATCCATTCAGATGGCTTGTACTTGTCTGTAAATGTTGTGATGAGATCACGGATTGCTTGTGGCGAGGGCCGAGTAATAGTTGCTGCATCAAGGACATAACGCTTTTTGCGGCGGCGATCAATCGCCATTACTACGGCTGCCGTATCACCAACAATCGCTGGGTCAAGCCCTGCAACTATGGTGAGACCTTCTGACTCTTCTGGGTGTCCGGGATTACCCGGCACGATAGGGCCAATCATTCTCATGCGGTCGATTGAACCTTTAACACAAGCAACATTGAATGTTGAGTCTTCGTCAACATCTGCTTGCTGGTAAACCATCGACCAAGTTTTCGGATCGAGGGCAGACCTACGCATCGATAGGTGGTGTCCATCCCAGCGAGGGTATAAACCTTCTTCGTCTGGTTCTTCCTCGGATCCTTGCCATGGGCGGTCGGATTTAGGCCATA